CTGGAGTAACTTCACAATTTAACGGCAATGGAAAGACTTTTAATATTGTCAATTTTACAAACACAGGCACAGGCACAACCACACTAACTAGCGCAAACACATTTACTACTTTAACGCAATCGGCAGTAGCTGCAGCAGGTTTGCGAACTGTGGCTATTGGGGCTGACCAAACAATTGGCACATTAACATTAAATAATGGCGGTGCTGCAAATAGACGCACATTTGTTCGTAGCGATGTTATTGGTACTCAGCGCACATTAACTGTTGCTACATTGACCGCTATAGTAGATGTGGATTTTAGAGATATTATCGCTGCTGGTGCATCTGGGGGATGGGTAGGTACAAGAATTGGCAATTGCAGAAATAATACCAACATATCTTTTGACTCACCTAAAACTGTTTATTGGTCTACTGTTGCTGGCGTAAGCGCAAGTTGGGGTGGGTCAGCATCATGGGCTGGAAGTTCTGGTGGCGGACCCGGCGTAAACAATTTTCCATTAGCTCAAGATACCGCTATTATTGATAATTCTGGTGCTACTACAGGCGATGGCTTACGCACGGGTAACACCATTACTATTGACGCAAATTGGAATATAGGAACAATTGATTGCAGTGGGCGCACCACTGCGTTTAACTGGACACAAGGTAATAATGACCCTTTTTTATATGGTGATGTAACACTAACATCATCCATGACAATGACAACTGTAACTGGGACGCCAACATGGACTTTTGCAGCAAATGGCCGTCTTTGCCAGTTAAATACTGCTGGAGTTATTTTGCGTCTAGGTAATTTCACTGTAGATGGAAACTGTGCTTTAGGGTTGTATTCAAATGTACAAATAGAATTAATAGCGGGAACTACTGGGAGCGTAAACGTAAATCTTGGCGAATTGCGCTTAAATAATTACGCATTAACAACAGTGGGATTTCTTGCTGGCGCATTCACTAACACTTTAGATTTTGGCGCAAGTGGAACCATTACGTTAACAGGCACAGGCACAATATTTACTGGTTCAACCACTACAACAGTTGTTGGAACGCCTCAAGTTATTTGTACTGACTCAAGCGCGATAGCAAGAACAATTAGTCCCGGCGCAGTTACTCAGGCCAACAGCATTTCATTCAGAGTTACTGGTGGTACTGGTAGCATTACACCTAGTGCTAGTAGCGCCTTCAGGAATTTGGATTTTACTGATGGAACAAACCCAACTGGATGGTCCGGCGCTTTAGGCTCTCAAGCTATTACAGTGTATGGAAATTTTAAAGCGTCTACAGGAATGACGCAGACCAATTCCTCAAACGCCATTACATTTGCTGGCGCAGGAAGCACGCAAACAATAAACACTGCTGGTGTATTTTTTGATCGCCCATTTACTTTTAACGGTGCAGCAAGTGCTTTTATACTTGAATCAGCATTAACCATTGGTTCTACTCGTACTTGTACTCTGACCGCTGGCAATTTGTATTTAGTTGGATATACGATTACAACAGGTTTATTTGCTAGTACAGGTAGCGGCTTTCGCAGTCTTATAAACAATAATGTGCCAATTATAATTACTGGCAATAATGCAAGTGTAGTTAGCTTTGGAACCACTACAAACTTTTCGGCAGATGTACCGCCAACATTTGATTTAAATTATTCCGGCTCAGTGGGAACTAGAACAATTGCTTATGGTGCAGTTTTTACTAACACAGCATTTGCACCCAACATAACTGTATCCGCTGGTAGCGATACAATTACAACAAGTGGAACAACTACATTAGGAAATTTAGTTTTTACAGGTGGATTCACTGGCACATTAAACAACGCAACGCGCTTCATATACGGCAATCTTACGCTTGTGGCTGGAATGGCAACTCCACAATCAGGTGCTTTAATTAATACCTTCAACGGCGTTGGGGCTAGAACAATTACAACCGCAGGGAAAACACTCGATTTTCCCATTACGTTTGATGGTGTTGGCGGTACTTGGCAGTTACAAGATGCACTGACTTCTGGTGCTACCCGTGCTTGTACGCTTACCAACGGCACATTGGATTTGGCAAGCTACACGCTGACCATTGGTCTTTTTAGCTCTACCAACAGCAACGTTAGAACGCTTGCTTTTGGCACTGGCAAGATTGTAGTAACTACGCTTGCCACAGGTGTGTGGGATACTCAAATTGCTACCAATTTAACAGTAACAGGCACTACACGGGTTGAAATATCCGGGGCAGGGACAGGTGGGCAGACTAGAACGATTGATTCCGGGTTTACAGGTGGTACGGAAACAAACTCTGTTAATTTTTATGTAACGGCAGGGGCAGACAACGTATCTTTTTTGGGAACAGGGCGTAAATTTGGAACAATTGATTTTTCTAATGGTGGCACTTCTACGTTTACCGGAAACTTTCAATCTGATAATTGGGCCATTACTATATATGGAAATTTGGTATTAACCAGTTTAATATCTAACCTTACTACTAGTTCATCATTTACAGGCCCAATTACCTTTGGGGCTACGTCTTCTAAAACAATAACTAGCGGGGGTAAAACATTAAATTTGCCCGTTACATTTAACGGCGTTGGGGGTACTTGGTCTTTGCAAGATGCTTTGTCTGTTACGGGCACACTAAATTTGACTAACGGCACAGTGCAAAGTGTTTATGCAATTACAACGGGATTGTTTTCATCAAACAATACAAATACCCGTTCTTTCACAACAACCAATCAGTTAACATTAACTGGTACGGGCACAGTTTGGGATGTAAATGCAACAGGTTTTACTTTAAGTGCGGCAAACATTACAACATCAAGCGCATCAGTAAAAACCTTTGCAGGGGCCGGTTATACAAATTACCCACCATTAATAAATACTGGAGTTGGTGCATTAACCATTTCAGGGTCAAATACATTTACATCAATAATAAATACTGTTGCATCAACAGTTTTGTTTACAGCGGGTACAACGCAAACCGCTGGAGCTTTTGCATTCAACAGCACAACAATAAACAGTACAACATCAGGTACACAAGCGTTTTTGGTATTGAATGCGTTAACTAACAATGTAAACGTGGCAAATGCAAATATTAAAGACAGCAATGTTTCACCAGTTGGCTATTGGTTTGCGCCTTTGGTTAACGGAAACATTAACAGCGGAAATAACACAGGTTGGAACTTCAGTACACAACCATTGCAAAGTGATTTTTTAATCTTTTTAATGTAAACCACATAATATGGACAACCAACAATTATTTAATGTTGCAATTGGCATTGCTGGCTTTCTAGCGGTATATGTTATCAATTCTTTGACTAGCAAAATATCTCGGCTTGAAGAAAAAATGCAAGACCTGCCTCATGTATACGTTGCCAAAGACGATTATCGCGCTGACATTGCGGAAATCAAAGATATTTTGAAACAGATTTTTAACAAGCTGGACAACAAACAGGATAAAAACTAATGTGGACCCTATCACGGCGTTTGCGTTGTGCAAAAGTGCTTATGAAGGTATCAAAGGCTGCATAAGCGTTTACCAAGACCTAAAAAAAACAGGCAATGATTTAAGCAAGATTACCGGGGAAGTGGGCGGCGCACTTTCTAGCTTTTTTAAAGGCCATGCTGAGTTACAAGCAAGCCAAGAAAAAGCCGAAATACAAAGAGAAGAAAATAAACGCAAGGGCATCAAAGACGATTTGGCAACCCAAGCGATAGACAACGTAATGTACTTGCGGCAAACTAAACAATTCTATGCCGACCTAGAAAAAATGGTCAGGTGGGAATTGGGAATGCCAGATTTGTGGCATGAAATTGTTGATGAGTACCAGCGTTTGCTTGATGCAAAAGCAGCGGACAACGCAAGGGAACTGCACAAACAACGGGTAAAGGCATGGCGGCGACAAAGATTAAAAAACAAAATCTTGGACAGGCTGCTGGAAACAGTGCTGGTGGCTTTCGTGGCAGCTTACCTAGTTTTCCTGATGACGCTGATAAGCCTACACCATCGGGGCCGACTGGATACGTATTTACCCTGATACTGTTTGTGCTGGTTTTTGCGCTGATGCTGCCGTTGGTATCGTTGCTGTATTTTGATACCCTCACTGTTAAGCGTGAAGCAAAGCAGCAAATGGAAAAAGTGGAAAAGTTACGCAAACAGGTTGAAGAAAATGCCAAGCGAGAACCTAAACCCGAATGACACGTTTAGCAAAGTGCTGGCCTATGTGGACAGTCCTTTCAAGCTGATTGCTATTTTGGTTATGGGTGTGGTTGCTTTTGCGGGTTACTTTGTTTGGCAAAACCAAGAGTTTTTAATTGGCGCATACAAAGAAAACCAACGCTTGCCAAGCATTAATGAAGAACGGGTAGAAGATGCAGCGGGAATGCTGTTCAAACAAACCACAGCAACTGTGGTGGCAGTGTTTAAAGTAAACCCTTTGTTTGGTACACGCGTGCTGCACAGGGCGTATACGCGTGATGGGCGTGATAAATCTGTTGAAGGGATAGACGTTGGCTTATTTACTTCCAATGCGGCAAACAACGAAGACGTTATTGCGCTCATGGCAAACGAAACCCCGTGTGGAGAATACACCAAGCCACAATCGGAAGTCGGGTTGTGGTACACGGCACAAGGCGTTACCTACACTTGCCGCACATCAGTCCCACCAGAGTTATCCCGGTTTGTCGGACAAATTACAGTTGGGTTCAAAAGTGAACCTGATGATTTAAGCGCAACAAAATCCATGATGGAAATTGCTGCAACCATGTTAACCAAAAGGAACCCGTGATGCTTACTTTGTTTTCTACTTTGATTTCTTTTTTAATGGGCGGCTTGCCCAAGTTGCTGGAATTTTTCCAAGACCGGGGCGACAAAAAGCATGAACTAGCAATGGCGCAAGTACAGGTACAGCGTGAACTGGAAATGCGTAAATTGGGCTTTGAAGCGCAAGAGCGCGTGGAACACATCCACACTGAACAAATAGAAATAGAAACCAAATCCCAAGAAAAGCAAGCATTGGTAGGCGCACAAGTGGCTGAGATGCAAGCCTTATACGCGCATGACACCGCGCTAAATGAAGGCACAAGCACTTGGATGAAGAACCTGCGTGCAAGCGTGCGCCCGGTAATTACTTATGGGTTTTTCTTTTTGCTGGTGGGCTTAGATACTGCGTTGGCTTGGCATGGCTTTAATACCAATGTGCCGTTTAACGAAATGGCAGATCAACTGTGGGACAACGACACCCAAGCATTGTTTGCAAGCATCATAGCGTTCCATTTTGGCGGCAGGGCATTCGGTAAATGAACGTCAGCCCAAAGGCTATAGCCATGATTAAGCACCATGAGGGGGTGCGCCAAAAGCCGTATAAATGCCCCGCAAAGCTATGGACAGTAGGTGTGGGTCATGTGCTGTACCCAGATCAAGGCAAATTCCCTATAGACCAGCGTGATGGGTTTGCGCTGCGGATTGAGGATTTCCGCATTTTTAGCATGGAAGAAGTTGATGCAATACTTAAGCGAGATTTACAACGCTTTGAACGCGGCGTGGAGCAGTTTTTACCCGTCAAACTTACCCAAAGCGAATTTGATGCTTGCGTCAGTTTTAGCTTTAATGTTGGTTTGGGCACATTACAGCGCAGCACATTCCGTCAAAAGGTTTTGCGCGGCAATAAAGCGGATGCTGCTGCGGAATTGCTTAAATACTGCATGGCTGGCGGGAAAGTCCTCAAAGGGTTAGAAACCCGGCGCAAAGACGAACGCGCTTTATTCCTCAGCCCATAACAGTATTTGCACAAACACCCAACCAACAGCAATTGCTATAGCAGCACCCAAGCAAAGCACTAAAAACAAACTAATCATGTGTTCTTATCCTTGCACAAAGCACAGTCGTGATTGACACAACCAATTAAAGGCTCTGTGCGCTGTGGTAGGTGGGTGTAAAGAGGAACCCACTCCCATCCATCTGCAACTATGGTTGGCTTTTCGCAAGTCACGCTGTCAGGGTCAAAATCATCGCACTGCATATCTTTTTCTATCCACGCCACAGGCTCTTGCTCTGGCTGTGCCAATGTTTTCTCAATATCGTTCAGCAGTTCGTGGAAATCATCACCATCGTGATGAATTTTGTCTTGATTGATTGAATTAAGAACATCAAGTAATTCACGATGGGCACGGCTTAGTAATTGTTTGTCAATCATGTGCCACCACCCATATTGCTTTACCGCCAGTATGCTCAAAATCATCAAACTTCAATCTGATGTACTGCTGACCGGGCACACCCGCAGACTGCACATAGCCTTGGATGCCAAAACTCTTTAGTTCTGTCACCACCACCATGCAAGCACCAAACATTTCTTTGTCTGGAGAAACTTGCACAATATCGCCAACTTTTAATTCTTGTGTCATTTTTTCATTCCTCTGATGTAAGCTGTAAACGATTGCACAGTGTCTTTACCAAAAGGCAAACAAAATTTAGTTTCTAATTCTTGTGCAATTTCTTCAATGGTTTCGTTACGCACCATGTCGGTATAACTGCTGATGTTTTCCCATTCATTTTGGGCAGCAATTACTTGGTGTTTTCTTGACCCGTTAATCATCTTGAATTCCTTTACAGGGTTGTTTATCCGCTTTGGTGCGAGTTGGGTAGATTTGCTTGCATACTGTGCAATACCAAGCGTTAACTACACCAACCCGCGTTCTGTCATCACACACGCCAGCTTCGCGCACTGTCCATGCGTTTATTGGTTTTAAAGTATGTTCCAACCCCATGCCAAACACTCCCACATTAATCGCGCAATAAAGCCAATCAGTGGTAACCACAGCAATATGGCAATTACTTTAAACAGCACGCCATTCCCTTTCAGCGCGGTTGGTTGAACTTTTAACCACTTTGCCAGTTAAATCAATTACCCCACGTTGCTGCATGATTTTGAGCCTACGCGAAACTTGATTTTCATCTAAGCCACATAACCTAGCAATGCCGCTTTTGCCATTTGGTTGCAGTTTTAATGCTTCCAAAATAACGCGCTCATGCCTAGCAAGCATGGGTTCAGCTTGCGCTGCTGCCATCTTGCTGGTTACAGGGTCTGTGCTGCGGAAAAGTCGATTGATTAACTGTTTTAATTGCATTTTTAATTCCTTGAAATTTAGAAGGGAATGTCCTCATCCCGAAAGCCATTTGTTTCATCATTGGGTTTTTCTTTGCTTTTGTCATACGGGTCATTTAAGTATGCGTAACCCGACCAACCCACAGGAATCAGCGTCATACGCAGCATTGGCCCATTTTTGCTTTCAAACACAGTGCCCAATTCTTTGTAAACGTTTTTCTTTTCGCCAGTTTTTTTGTCAACGTATGTGTCAACAATGGCGGTAATTACTTTGTGTGTCATTTTTTCCCTTTAAGTTGGTTGTTCATTTTGGTTAGCATTGTGCGGATATTGCTTGGCAGTTTTGACCACAAAGCAATTTTTTCATCAGCATCAGTTATGCCCGTATATTCATCGTAAGCCCCAATTTCATCGTCAGCATCAAAACGCTCTGTGATTGCGGCAACCACATCCATGATGATGCTTTGACGTGCTGCTGACAACGCATCAAACGCACCTTGCGTGGGGCTAATGCGTGGTACAGGCTTACTAGCAGCGTTGGCATCATCGTCCTCTGGCGCAAGCCCCGTGGCTGCTAACAGGGATTGTCTACGCGCATACGTACACGCGCTGCCCATGCCATGCCCGTCTAGCTTAACTGCTGGCATAAACAATTTTCCACCGCTTAATTGCTCACCGCTTTCGTGGATAAACAGCGTTTCGCAAACTACACCACGCTCATGTTCATGGAACACTTGCATAAGTGCTATGCCATTGGCGTTTAACGCATCTATGACAGCTTCTACGCACGCGGACAGGTCAGCATAGCGGCTTTTAAAATGAGGGTTTGATGACGTTTTTAACGCTGGCCCAAATTGTTTTTGCGCTTGGACAAACGCTTTGCTGATAATTGCACTCATAACACGCGCAGCAGGTTAATGCCACCATCCACAGTTTGATATCTGTAAGACTTTGCACCCCATTGCTTAGAACAATAAGCCGAAATTGATGAACAAAACGATTTAGGTTCGTATTCGCCAAAGGGAATAAATCCAACATCACCAATTTTTATTGCTGTTAAAAATGGGCGTGCATGGTTCATGATTGCGCCATGCTTGTGTGGGCTTTTTTGTTTACGTTCTGGTTCTACTTTAAGCGTGCCAAGCGTTTGCCCCAATGGGGTTATAACGGCATACACACAACCCAAGTTGTCCAGCATACGCAATGCAGTGCCAATGGCTTTGTCTTGTAGTGTCATTTGGTTCATTTTGAATCCTTATAGATTAGTTCGGTTTGCAAGGTTTTGATTTCTTCACGCGCATTGTCCAAGTGACCTTGTAACACTCGAATATGTGCTTCTAACATTTGAATGCGATAACTAAGCCTTTCCACAATGTCAATCTCGCCATCGCGGAAAAGTGTTTCGCTTGTTTGCTTTACGCTGTTGATGATGTAATCGCTGGTCATACTGTGATTGCTTTCAAATTGTTAATGCGGTCGTTAATGTCGGTGACTGTTTTTTGGTAATCAGCCATGATTTTTTGTTTTTCTTTTTCCAACGCAGCAATTTGTTGTGGACGATGGTCAAAGTAATGTGGCACATCAATTTCAATTTCTTGTTGCCCAACATAACAACGTTGTTTGTCATCTTCAAGTTTGCAAGGGAAAATTTGATATTCGCCTTTATCTTCCCAATGCCATTTTGAATAATGTATGTGTGCAATTATTTTGATTTTCATTTTATGGTCTCCAAATCAAACAATCTAAGGCAACGACAATCAAGCCAACCAAGGCAATTACGCGGATGCAAACCTCTGCAATAGACAAACGCACACAATGAATTTCAATGGTGCTGGCATATTCCAAAGTGTTGGGGTACGCCTCATTAATGGTGCGCGGGTATTTACGGGTGTTGTTATCAAGCATTTTTGTCTTCTCCAATTTCTTTAAAGTGTTTCATCATTGCCAACATTACGGCTTGGCGGTCGGCTTTGTCCAGTTCGTAGGTTACTTCCACGCTGCGCTTAAATTTGGCATCATCGTTAGCCACAAACGCAACCCAGTCCCACGTATCATCTTCGCCCACACTTGGGTCGCCTTCGTAGTAGTCGAACCAAACTTCTACTTCAAAGAATTCCCAAGTGTTGGCGGTGCAGCAGTATTGAAAAGTGTTATACATTTTTTTATAGGGGGCAAGCCCCCCACCTTTAAGCTGCCAACAATTCTTCGGCTTGGGTTTTAAGGCGGTTGCCATTGCCAAACCAAGCATTGTTCATGCGGGTATCTACGTTGTGACCGCGCTCATGGTCAACGTATTGCGTAACAGCATTCAGCAAGCCCCATTTAGTGCCGTACACGCCATAATTGCTTGCGCCTATACCTGCGCCATCAAACAGTTCCAAAACGCGCTTAAACCCACGCGATTCTTTGAAAGTGCTGGTTTGCGGGTTAAACGAAGCGGGAAACAGCGTATTGGTAAATTCACGGGCGTATTCGGTGCTAACGCCTTGGCGTGCCAATTTGCGGTATTTGTCCATCATGCCTTCAAACCCGCCAACAATCAGGCCCAAGCGGTCACGCATCAGGCTGGCATCAAAGCGTGCCCCGTGGGTAAGGTTAACGCGGCTTGGTGCAGCTTCTGCATCGGCAGCGGACAGCGTGTTATTGCACACTACGCGGATGCTGGTGAACTGGCCTATGGTGGCTGCTGTGCCATCAAAACTGGTGGACAACAACAAATAACCGCGTACAGCGTCATCATGCAGCACTACGGCTTCTTTGTTGACGTTAGCCAATGCCCAAATGCGTTTGCCGCCTTTAATTGCCCCGGCAACTTCTAACGTAAAGCCAGCAGACTGCACCAGCGCGTTAAAGAAATCCAGCACATCAGAGGGTTGATGCACCTTGTAGCGGTCAGTCACCACGCCCAAAGGCGCATTGGTGTCATTGCGGTAGATAACTTTTTGGTTGGGGATTTCGCTGTAGTTTTGCCCGTCCCACGTGAACATGATGGGTTGCAGCTTGGCTTCCCAATCCAAGCCAGCTTCTTTGCGCCACACTTCAATGGGTGCGTTAGCGGTAAGCTGCTGCCCAAGGCCATGCCAAGGGGTTTCACCCACAAAAGCAATTTCGTTTTTGCCTGTCAGCGCGTTGGTTTCAATCATATGAGCCATTTTTAATTTCCTTTAAATTTAAGTTACACAAGACCCATTCACATGGGTTTCGGCGCATTACGCCTCATCAGTTGTGCTTAATATCGAAATTCAAATTCGTATTCAAGACGCTCAGAAAAAGATGGATGCCAATCATTTTCAAAAGCGTCAGATTGTGCCCAACGCATAACCCATTCCTGAGCGGTAAGATTGCGCGTGTCTTTAATTTCCCAATCATTTGCGTCAGCAGTAATTTCAATTATTTCTGCTGGTGACAAGTCAATGTCAAAATTTGCATAAATTGCTTGGGTTTCTGTGCAAGTAATCATTTTGAATTTCCTTTAATTTAAGTTGCCAACTTGTTGTTGGTGTACGTATTGTAAGCTACCTTAAATACCTAAGTAAAGTTGGGGTGTATTGTAATACTTTTATTTTAGGATATGTAAGCTGTCTTAAACTTGTATTTTAAGAAAATTAAGCAACCTAAACGCATTAAAGTTAGCTTATAATTAGCCACATGAACAAACAACGCGCCATTGAACTAGCCGGGTCACGCAAAGAACTTTGCAAGATTTTGAACATTAGCCCCGCTGCTATTAGCCAATGGCGTGAGACGCTACCCATGATGCGCGTGCTGCAATTGAAGTTGGCACGCCCTGAGTGGTTTGCAAATGAGGTTGCCGAGGTGCAAGAACCCGGCTAGAATTTTTTTGAAACCCGGCTAGGTGGGGAGTAGCTACCCTGCTGAAAAGAGAACCCACCCCTCCTGCCGAAGTTTCTTCACAGGGTGGATGTTTAGGCGTGGGAAATGCACTTTTACCAATTTCATATTGGCGATTACAAATCGCATACGCATCATCTATCAATCATTGAGGATGTTGCTTATCGGCGTTTGTTAGACCATTACTACTTACATGAAGCACCCATAAAGCAGCGCGACATTGCGCGGCAAATTGGTATGCGTGAGCATGAGCAAGAGGTTTTAACAGTGCTTGATGAATTTTTTGTAAGTACAGAAGCTGGTTACATAAACCCGCGTGCTAATGAAGAAATTGCCAAGTACCGCAAATTTTCTGAGGATGGAAAAAAGGGGGCGGCAAAGCGGTGGCAAAAGCATAGCAATGGGGAGGCTAATAGCCCCCCTAATGCTACCCCAATAGCAACCAATAACCATAAACCAATAACCAATAACCAAGATATATCTATTAGTCCCCCTGACGGGGAACCAGAGCAAAAAGCCGACAAGAAATTACCGGGATGCGACCACAAAAGCATTGTGGAGTTGTATCACCAACTTTTGCCAACCATGCGCCGGGTTGAAGTGTGGAACGACACGAGGGCTGGCTACCTGCGCCAACGCTGGCGTGAGGTTGCTGTGGAGTTAAGCGAAACCAAAGAAATTACCCATGCCGATGTTTTAACTTGGTGGGAAGAATTTTTTAAGCACGTTAGCAAAAGCAAATTTTTAACAGGAAAAATTAACGACAAAAGTGGGCGCACCTTTGTAGCTGATTTAGAGTGGATTATCAAACCAAGCAATTTTGCAAAAATCGTAGAAGGAAAATATCATGTCGCTTAACTCATTTAGAAACAATGAAAAAATTTATGATGAACACGAAACAGAAAAAGGGTTAATGTGCCAAGCGCGTGAATGCCCAAACCGCTGGAGCGTGGACAAAGGCGACAAGCTATGCACAGCGCACGCATGGGAACCGCCTACCCGTTGGCCCATAGTGACCGACATACAGCTAAACGCGCTAACCCGGCGCAAAGAAAAACCGCCAGCAGAGCCAGCACCCAAGTTAAGCAACGCTGAAAAAATGGCGATATTAAGCAAACTGCGCGTGCCAACAAACACTAACCCCCGGCAATGGGCGTACAACTTAAAAGCATTGGAGGCTGACGGGCAGCAGTTAAGCGCAGTGCAAAAAAAGATGTGGCGCGAAGCCTTGCGGGAGAATGTATGAATTATTTTCAAGCCCACGAACTGCTGGAGCGCGTAAAGCATGGATACCGACCGCCCACAGAAACCATCAACAGAGCGTTATGCCTCACTGGAGACATTGATTACGCATTACACGATGTTGGCGCGTTTACCCGGTTGGATAGACCAAGCCCGGTACAGGGTACGGGAACTGGAAGCGGATTACCCCGGCATTGGCAAAGCGGTTGCTGAAAGGCTAAAAAAACATGATTAGATTTTTTGTACCCGGCGCACCACGCGGCAAAGGCCGACCACGTTTTAGACGTGCTGGCAACTTTGTTCGCACATACACAGACGCTAAAACCTTGACTTACGAAGATGCAATTAAGTTTTGTGCTTTGCAAGCCACTGACCAAAAGCTGACAGAAGCCGCGCTAAAGGTGTTTTTGAACGTCAGCATAGGCGTACCCGCAAGTTACAGCAAAAAGCGCAAGGAAGCCTGTTTTAGCGGCTTGCAGAAGCCTATTGGCAAACCAGACATAGACAACATTGCCAAAATCTTTTTGGATGCCATGAACAAAGTGGTTTACAAAGACGATACACAGGTAATTGAACTAACAATCCGCAAAGAATACGGCGACCAACCCGGCGTAATAGTCACAATAATGGAGGCAACATGATTCAACAATTAAATGACGTTAAACAGGCGCACGTAGTGATAACTGATTTGTGGGGCAAAATTAAGACAGCTTTAGAAGCTGGCAAGCGTTTAACAATTGAAGTTAAGCCCGAAAACAAAAGCCGTGAACAGGAAGAAATGTATCACGCGCTAATTGGCAAAATTGCCATGCAAGCACAACACCAAGGCGCAAGATGGGACGCTGAAAGCTGGAAACGCTTTTTAGTTGACCAATGGGCTAACGACACTGGCAAAAAAACAGGCAAAGTTGTTGCAAGTTTGGATGGTGAACGTGTTGTGCAATTAGGATTACAAACCCGCAAATTTACCAAAGAAGATGGCACAGAATTTATTGAATTTTTATTTGCTTGGGCAGCACAAAACGGGATTGATTTAACATGAGTAAAAAACAATGCAAACGCAAGGTTTACCGCTTGGTTGACCCAATAGCGCACGCAATAGTTGGGGCTGCCTTGGTAGATGAAAAAACGCTAGACAAATTGCGTTTAGAAGAATTAAGCAGCATTGACAACATGGTGCATGGGCGCGGTACAGTGCATGATTGGCGCGTGTTGGTGGATGTGATGAACGTATGTGAAATGATGGGCAAAAACGGAATTGGCCCTGAAGTGCTGAGGGTGTGCGCTGTGGCACAAGAAGAATTGCACCAAGCCGCATTGCGTTACGAAAAAACAAAGCGCATGGGCTTAACTGGCATGGGCATCCGCGCTGTAAGGGAACTTTACCAATGGCATGATTTGCAACGCCAAGCCATACCCCGCAAGACGTTTGAAGATTACATTATCAAAACGCACAACTACATCCGCAGCAATGCACATCAGGTAACACACGTTGAATAATAAAATAACCAAGACAGAGCGCGAACATTTGGGTAAGATTAAGGAAATGCCCTGTGGCGTATGCGGCGCAAGTGGCCCAAGCGATGCACACCACGTTGAACAGCATATGCAGTACCTGTGCATCCCGCTGTGCAAAGATTGTCACCAAGGCAGTTTTAACGGCATCCACGGGCAGGGGCGCATTTGGTCGGTGTATAAGCTAACTGAAATGAGCGTATTGAATGAAACGATAAGACAGCTTACAATGAAGTAAAGCATTAACACGCATGGGAACAAAGTTGCCAGCACGTCTAAACGTGGTCGGCCTTTGCCG